ACTATACTAGTTACAAATGCGGAGTCTCTTTGGTTGTCTTCTTGTCTTGCTATTATGTACGCAGAGTCTATAATATCTGTTATAAAAGCAGAGTCTCTGACATCTACTTGACGTGCCTGAACATATGCACTATCAATCAACTGTATTGCTTCTGCAGAGTCCAGAGAGTTCAAAGAGTTGACTCTAGCATTTACAAATGCGGAATCTACTATTCCCTCTATGTAAGTTTGATCGACAATACCAGTAACATACGTGGTATCAATAAAAGTTTTTATGGTGGAAGAATCAGTTCCACTGTTTATTTCAGATTCAAGGTGAGTGAAATTGCCGTCTAGTTCTGCGAAGGTAAGTTCACTGCCTTTCGTGTTTCTTAATGTGATGGGCATTTATTTCTCCTTATGCACTATCATCAAAGGCTAGATCGATAGTAGTATCGAATCCAAAGTCACTATCGGGCATTCCGATTACGGTAGTTGGGTTTGGTGTCACTGTTAATCTTTCTGCACGTATGTCAGAGTCATTCTCTGCTCCTGCCTGACGGAAGAAAATATCTGCAACAGATTTTCTAATGACCGTAGAGTTAGCAATTGCACCAAAGAAAGATACTTTCATTTCAAAAGATAAAGTGTATACGATTGTTCTTCTTTGTTCCATCGCTGCTTCATAGTCGTCAGAGAAAGCAACACCTAGTATTATTATTGGGATATCCTCTTTAAACTCTGGGAACTCATCAGGAAAAGTTTTTATCGTAACAGTGTATTGTGGATTAAATGTAGGTAAGATTTGTTCTACTATTTGCAAAGCATCATCTTGACTCTTTGCGTAAATATTTAAATCAAATGAAATTGTATAGGGAACTGGAGAAAAAAACTTCTGAGCTTTAGGAAATGCATTTGAGTCTGTAAGTTTTTGACCACGACCTTTGAAAGTACTAGTCTTAGTTAATTGCCTAGTATTATCGTAAACAAAACTGGTTATCTCAAAAGACATTCGAGGAAGTTTTATTGCAGTCTTTTCATCAGTGTAAAGATCTGTTTGTTGTCTGATTCTCTCCAAGAATTTTTTTCTGGGTGCATACGCAAGAGGAACTTTTAATTGATTTAAAACTCCACCAGAAGCATCTTTGCGAACCACATAAAGATTATTAAACAGTCTTCCAAAAAGAGAAACTGATTTTCTTATCTTCTCGTGATAGAAATGTGTACCAAACATTAATTATTCTCCGCATCGCCAAATGGATTATCTTCTGAGAAATCTAAGAAGTCATCACTAAAGTCTCTAAAAATATCATTCTGTTCAGTTTCAGATATTTTATTATCTTCTCTGACACCAGTGACTGTTAATCCACGTCCTACTACACCACTTTGAGTTATATTTATTATCTCACTACCAGTAACGAATGTGTGATATTTTCCATCATCAGCACCGACATGCGCCAAGAATAAGTGTTGTGATGAATCACCTGCAGAGTCATTAACGATTCTTTGTATCTCACCAGTAATATTGATGTTACCTGAGAGAGTTTGTTGAATTGTATCACCGACACTGTATGCAGAATCAACTCCAGTATTACCACCAGAGAAATTGACACTTGGTACAGTAGCATAATTAGAACCACTGTCTGTCAAGGTTATTCCAGTTATTCTTCCACCACTTATTGTTGCAGTCGCGGTAGCACTATCTCCTAGTGAGAACGATGAATCTCCACCACCGATAAACCTTATGGTTGGTGTTGATGTATAGTAATTACCACTGTCTGTCAAGATTAAACTATTAACACCATCACTATCTAACGTTGCAGTCGCTGCTCCAGATCCTGTAGGTATTACAGACAAGACGTACTGATAAGATCCTGTCTTCTCAATATCTTGAATATCTTCGATACCTGTATCAAAATCCTCTCCACTATATTCAAAGAGAGTCGCCCGCATTTTGTATACAGGTAAGTTCTCTATTTGATAGAATGGTTGTTCATGCTCTACGTGTTGTATCTCAAACATTTTATTTGTAAGAGGAAGATAGATTAAGTCTCCTTCTGTAGGTCTGTCAGTTGCAATATCATTGTCTGGTCTTCGAACCTGCGCGGAAAATCTTGTGCGTGAAACCACAAAGGTTGCTTCGTCTCTGATTTCCACACCAAACCTAGTAAATAGATCTCCTTCTCCATCAAACCCCTCTGCATTCTCTATGTACATCTCTATCTTATGAGATGTTGGAAATCTAGATGTAACATCATCTCCTAATAATACATCTTCATTTACCAAGTCTCTCGGTAAATAGTATACATCTTGTCCATAGATCTTTAATGACTCTATGACTAAGTCTGCATAGAGATCCATTTCAGATCTTACTTTTTCCGAGAAGTAAAGGTTACGAGCCATTCATTTTATCCTACAAAAAAGTCAACAGGCATTTCATGTTCTAGTCTAATAGTCTCTCTTAACCTTTCTAATTCTGAAGTACCATCATCATATAGTTGTCTTCCATTAAATGTTACACCGCCAGGCAACTGAACCCCCTCAAACTTGATAAGGTTCATCCCCCATTGTTGTTTGAACAATGCAGTGGTGTACTCCTTCAACCACATATCATTGAATATAGATGTGTGGGTAGTCGGATCTATTATAGTGTAAACCTCTGCAACAACATATTCGCCGACTTTTATATCCTTGTCATGAAAGTCTCCAAATATGTGTAACCTGTCTTGATGTCTAGACCACTGAACTTGTGGTTGACCATTTAGTTTCATGTCTAGTATTGACAGATACTGTTGCATCTGTTCATAATACGCGAGATCTCCTGCAAAGTTTTGGATGTCTGCGATATCATTTAACATCATCTGATATTTAATATCGAAGAAATTGAATGATGAATTAAAAGAAGATGCTACTGGAAAGAGTTTAGTAACAGTCAAAATGTTTGAAGATATCGGAATGTATTCATTATCGACATCCGTCTGAGTAATCAGATGTTTTAAGTATGTTCTAACCGTTGCATCTGAATGATACTCTTGATAGTGTTGTAATGCCTCATCGACCCGATCTTCCATTTGATCTTCATCGATATTGATCTCTAAAACTGGATCGCCAAGTTTTCTTTTGGCATAATCTATGAGATCTTGTCTAGATGCAGGAACCGCCATAATAGTCTCCAAAACTAAATTGTTTGGTACTATTTATAATGTTATGACTTTACAATTTTATATTATGCTTCATTACCACTCGAACCACCCATACCATATCTATTTGCACCAGTCGAACCTAAAGATACTGCATTACCTTGAGTCGCAAAGGTAAAATATTCAACCGTTGAGGAACCATCATTATAGACCACTTGAAGACTTTGGTTATAGCTTCTACCACCAGTGAATGCAGCTCTTTCTGAATTACCTCCATTAGCACCTGCACCCACACCACCACCAGCAGATAAGTTTCCAAAAAATGATCCTGTTCCATTTGTTGTCATATTATATTGATTTACTTGTTTATAGGTGTTTCCTCCTCCTACAAAACCTGTATTGGTGTGTGCAAGTGCGATTTCCATATTAGAAACGGTATCTTGATACTGACCGCTTGGAGAACTAAAACTGGCAGAAGCACCAACTTGGGTTTTCATGTTGATCTTAGTTCCTGCGTACCAAATGTGTTTATTATTGTGATATGCATTATTATAATATGTTGATGTATTTTGTAAAGAACCGAACTGCGTAGTGTTTCCAGGCGTAGCAAATGATACAACATGCATACCATTAGTATTACCAGAACCACCTGCATTTTGTCCATCATAATATCCACCAAGCCAGAAAGCACTTGTACCGTCAGAACCTGCACCTTTATTATAACTTCCTATGTTTCCACTTGCGGTAGAACCATATCCTGAAATTGACCCATGAGTCCCTGCATTACCTCCTGTTACAGGATTATGAGCTTGTATTGTATTCCAGTTATTTGAGTATGGATAACTGGAGTTTGCATTATAACCACCTTCGTAAAGTATTCTTTCTCCACTCGATACAGCAGCCATTCCACTTATTGATCCATAACTCATACTTGATGCAGTAGCATTAGCACCTGTAATTAATGATAGTGCTCGAACATCACTTCGATTATGGGAGTATGATCCTGAAACAATATTACCACCACTCCAATACATTGGACTGTTTACTACGCTACCACCAAAGAAGAATGCCCTATCACCACCCCAATTAAATCCACCTGTAGGGGTATAAGCAATAGTCACTTCTTTAGCAATAAAATTAATACCATCTGACCACTTAAACGTGTAAATGAAATCACCGTTAGAGTCTGTTAGATCACCTGCATTAACTGAAGCAGCTATTTCAGTTGTTGACTTAGGTGTAAAAGTCCATACAGACGAATCATTATTGATACTGACCATATATTGTGCTGAGTCGCTGGCAACGCTTTGATTTAGTAAATTAAGATTATCCGAGTCTAAAGGTTTAGCGATTACTGTAAGAGGAGTAGCAGAATCTTCAACCGTATATGTTGCGTCTGGTTCTATATCCCAAGTAGGAACCCGATTAACTAACGCAATATTATACCAACCAGACGCATCAGACACATACAAACGATTTGAACTATTGACAAAAGCTTTATCTCCATGAGAGAGATCTGTCATGGGTAAAGAGTCTAGTGTTTCAACATACAGAAGTTTAGTACCAAAATTTTCAGATATCTCTGAAGAATCGAATCCTGCAGTGCCTTGTTGTCTTTGTTTATTTATTCTCTGTTGAGTTAGTCTCGTCATCTTTTTTCTCTATCAGACTTACAATATCTGTATTGGTAATATTTTCTTTACCAAAAATCCTTTGTGTTGTCTTATCAGATTCTTTGTAGTATTTATCTGCCATTGCGTCTAAAAACTCTTCAAGATGATTTGAATGTGGTATTTGTTCTTTTGAAATCAGTTCGTTTACGACTGCTATGTATCCCTGTACTTCTACAAATCCCACTTGTGGATGAATACCATACTGTTGCATGTACTCAATGGTAGAGGTACTTGCACGACCACCGTCCATTAGATTACGATACATTAGTTCGAACCCACGTCTTACATGGTGTTTCTTTTCAGATTCTTCGAACTCTTCTTCTGTCCAATCCTCAATTCCATAATTTTCTTTTAAATTATTATATGCAGTAATTAATGTTGCAATGTCTTTAAAAGAACCGTTTATCTTACTTTCCATTGATTCTATACCAACAAATGCAGCACGTAGTTTCGCACTTGCAATTTTGTTATCTGGATTTAAAAATACCTTCTCTTGTAATTTTTCAATATTCTTTAATGCTTTTGCATGACTCACTTGCGCCTCTGCAAGTGCCATCTTACGTGTCTCAGTTTCTGCAAGAACCTGTCGTAACATTCTTA